TATTAAAACGTTTCAGCGAATTATGTTATGGAAAACAAGAAACAATACAAGATATACGAACTACTAAATCTGAAAAATTTAAAAATTTACAAAAAACTTTAAAAAAAAATAATAAAAAAAAAATCGAATATGATAAATGGTTCTTGAAATATATACCATCATAATTTAAAAAAAACAAAATTAAATATATAAATGACAAATAAATTGATTAATACTAACGCATATAATTTTTTAGATTCCGAATTAAAAAAAGCAAACGAAGTTAATATCTTATACAATAGTTTAATTTTAAATGTTGTACTTTTTATTACTTTTTTATTAGGTACAATTATTTTTCTTTATTATCGTTATCAAAATAAAATAAAACACAGTGATAGTTATGAACAAGATAAACGTAATGCTCTCCTACAAAAAATGATTAATTTAGAAAATATTAATAAAGAAGACGATATGTTAACTAGTTTACCTATTTTCACATCAACCTTATAATTTAAAAATAAAAACAAATAATATAATATGGATGATAAAATAAATTATTTCTTTATGGAACGTAAAAAATACAGAACTAGTAACAAAAAAAAATGTATTAACTGTTCTAGAAATGTAGGTACTAAATTTTCTATAGAATTATGGGAATCTAAACGAATTTATAAAATTCAATGCGGTGATGAAAATGACCCATGTGATTTAAATAAAATTGTTGAGGTTAAAAAATATATTGATAAATATGATGAATTATTAATATTAAAAGAAAATTTAAATGAATTAAGCAAAGAAATCTCTATTATTAAAAATAAATTAATATTTGAAATTATATCAGAAGAAGTTTATAAAGAATTTTTTACAGAATTAGAAGATAAATATAAAACAACACTTATTGATATTAAAAATTTAGAAAAAAAAATGTTTGACATTGATCAACAAGAAAAAACTAAAAATAATGAATATATCAAACTAACTGACGAAAACAGAAAAATTTCTGAACTTAATATGAGAATAAATCATTATTTAGCAAAAATACATCAATTCAAATATCAACAATCTGAATTGGATGAAATTATTAAAGAACAAAAAAATAATCTAAAATCCGATCCTATCAATTTCTATTACCTTAAAAAAAATTCAAGAAAAAAAATATAATTTCTTCTATTTAAATGTTTTTATATACTATATAATGTTATTATTCAAAATATTTAATATCAGATATTTTATATTAGGAATATTATTAGGATTATTATTACTACAATTATATCCTAATAATCGCGAAGAAATTATCATTTATCCATCAGATAAAATTCAAGAAAATGCACAATATATCGATAATGCTGATAATTGTTTTGAATTTTCAATAAAAGAAATTGAATGTCCAAATAATTTTTATAAAATTAAAAACATACCAATACAATGAAAATTATAAATAATTAAATAAAAACTTTAACTATTATATAATGAGTATTAAAAAAATCTTAAATGATAAAAAATCTTCTCTAGTTATCTCTGTTGTATTTGGATTAGGTATCATTTCTCTATTATATGCTTGTACTGGAGATGATTGTAAAGATTATATTGGACCAAAAAAAAATACTCTTAAAGATATACATAGAGTTAATGGTAAATGTGTAACATTTGAAGAAAAATCTGTTAAATGTGACGATAATAAAAAAAAATTACATATAAAATAAAATATTACGTATTAATACCTCTATATAATTATTTATAAACGTCTTTATAAATAATTGCGTAGAATATTCATAAAAATATTAAAAATATATTCTTAATGGAAACCACAGAAATTAATAAATTACCGAATACATTTCAACAAAATATCGATGTTAATAATTCTAGTCAAAACTATTATAGTGAAAAAAATCAAAAACAACACGCTGATTTACCAGAAAGAGATCGCATTATTGATCCAGAACAATTAACAAGAGATGAAAATACTAAAGTTAATTTTATACCTGATAGTGAAAATGACATCTATTATATCCCTACCAGACAAGAAATTAAACAAAATGAAATACAATCCCCATTACAAGATAAATTTACAAATATTAGTACCGATGAATTAAAAATGCCTATTGTTTTAATGCTACTTTATATCATTTTTCAATTCCCTATAATAAAAAATTTTATCAAAAATACATTTACATTTTCGTTTGATGAACAACAAGAAATAACATTTTCTGGTATTATACTTATGGGATTTCTATTTTCTGCTTCTCATTTTTTTATAACAAAATTTATGGAATAATCTTATTATTATAATTAAAAACTATATGTTTTACAGTAAAAAATTGAACTTTTTATTTTTGTCATAATAATAATAAGTATGAATATTAACATTAAATATATTATTATTATGTTGAGTTTTTACATTATTAATGCTTATAGTGTTCCTAAACAAATGGCTTATTGGAGAAATAAACGTTCGTTTATCTATAATACTTTTCTAAAAGATAAATCAACAAATCGCCTACCATTTAAATATAATTTTAATAATACTAAATTTTATTACACAAGTTATGAAATTCTTTATGAAGATTTCTTTCAACAACACGGAGAAGTCTCTTTACTCGAATAAATTATCTTACATATTTCCCTACTTTAGTAAATGAATCTATCATAAATATTATAAATACTCCTAAAAATATATATAATATCATTTCCTCTGTAATATTATTTATTTTTTCATCATGTGTCTCTTCTAATAATTGTATCATATAATTTATTTTTGTCATTAATTCTAATTCAACATTATTTGATGATATAGGAGTCTCATCATATTGTGCAGGATTTATATTTGAATCAAAATCTCCCAAATTATCTTCTGATACATCTTTTTCATGTAGTTGATTTATTAATTCTTGTGCTTTATTCGAAGTTATTTTTTGTTGAAGAGGTTCATTCATTAATGCAAAATCTGGTTTATTATTATTTATTTCATTTATTGACATAAATCCTAAAGATGTTGTCATTATATGTATTATGTGATAAAAAAATCTATATTTTATTCTAATTTATTCTTTAATGTTTACCCTCTTTCCATGTTTTATGAGCTTCATATTGTGTTTTATATCTAATATAATCTGATGAAGATGATACAAATTTTTTATTTCCCGTTGTAGTTTTATCTGATTTATTTAATGGACCTAAATTATTAACTAAACGAAAATTTCCTAAATCTATAGTTGACCCCGACGATGCTTTTAAACCGCTGTTTTTTTGATCCCAACTTCTTTTTACTATTTTTCTATTTATGTCCATAATATAATTTCACAACATTTTATTTTTTTTATTCCTTGTTCATCTTCATTAAAATCTTCATATCTTCGTTTTTTATATATCATTTCTTATATTCATCGACGTTTTTGAGTCTTATTTTTTTTTTTATTTAAATATTTGTATCCACTCACGGTCGAACGCGAGTGTCTTCGACTACCCCCGCGCCCCAATTCCATTAGAGCCGCCACTTCAGGTCTTCCAAAGCCCTGCGCTCGCTCCCGTTCCTCGGCCGCATCAGCCAAATACGACGCAACCTTATCTTCGTCGCTAGTATGTCTTTTTTCTGCGATCTTCTCGGCCCGTTTGGCGCGAGCCTGCATGCTCTGCTGATTCAGTCGATTTTGACTAGCCCTACTAGCCATACTACCGATAACCTGCCGCTCCTTGTCCATCAATTTACTCTCCTCCAAAACCTTCTCATAGGGATCGCCCTCCACGCGGCGCCTGGCCTTCTCGTACTCCTCATCCTCTGAGTCTATATCATCAACAATACCATCTGTTTCCCACACCTTTTGCGCCCCAATCCATTTACTTATGTGTAGGTTCTTTTTTTTCTGATAATTATTAAAATCTTTGCGCGTCATCTTCCTGACATTACCGAGATGATCGGTCACGAATCTCCGTTCTGTCCTCTTTGCTTTTTTCAATAAGCTCTTCAACGCAGGGTTACTAGGCATTGCATTATCTCTTATAAAGTTTGATGCCGTTATCAACTCTCCCAATTTTGGATCTTCTCTTATTGCAGCTTTTATTAATGGTATCATTTTTTTATCTAGTTCTCTAGTTATTACAAAAATTCTTCTATTAACCCATTCATTTTTAGAAAGTTTTGATCTGCGACCTTGAAAGGCAATTCTACTTTCATCTAAATTTAACGTATCACATTTATATATTTCATTAAGAATTTTTCTAATCTCACGATTACTAAGATTACCATGTCGGTCTATTATAGAACGTTCTAATTTTATCCGATTACAACATTTGTGAGAAGGAGCATATGAATAAAATGGTATTAAATTTACATCATGCACAATATTCGTATTTAACCAAGTTATCCAGTCATTATCCGAATCTTCGTATAACGGCGGCATCGTCGGACCCCCAAGCTTACCTTTCCCTCGCGTACCATCAAAAAATTGACCAAGTGATATTTGATTTTGTACATTCAAAACATGTTCACATTCATAATCATTCTTTATTTTTGTCCCACATAGCCAACATATAGAATTCTCGCAATTTCTAGGTAATTTTGGAGTTGGTTTTGGGCGGCGGCTTTTCGAGATCGATGGACAGTGTTTATCTTCGTCGAAACCACGCGTCTCGCCCGCAACGCTGGGAACGCCTGCCCAACTAAATGTTGTTTCCCAATGCCTTAAAGCATCTGTCAACGCACGGGGGGTCCCCTTAAAATCATGTTTCGTATATATATTTCGATCACGAAGTTTATGTACTATTTCAGATATTTTTCCAGCAAAACTATCGCAAGAGCCAAGGCGTTGGAATGTGTTTCTATTGTGAAAAGCACCTTCCGACGAGGCCGCCATTTTATATATATATATATATATATATAATTTATATATATAATGATTTATTATTAGACAGACTTTGCTTTTTTAGTCTCTTTTTTCTTAAATGTTGATTTACGTTTTGTTTGACGTTTTGTTTTTTTCGCGGCTAAAACACCATCAACCACAAATCTTGGTCGTTGTTCTTGTTTAAAATATCTTGGGTTCATTTTGTGTCTATAATCTTCTTTTGGTATTTCACTCCATAACATTTCATCATTAAAAAATACATTATTGTAAAAATTTATTAGTTCCTTTCTTGTCATTTCATTTATAGTGTCGTTTATCAATCTCTCATAATCTACATATAATCCACGAAAAAACTCATCAACTTCTTCGTCATCTTGTATCAAAGGAACTGCAAAACCATCTGTATAATTTTTTTCACGCGTGTTTTTTAAATTTATTAAAAATGTTAACACACCAGGACGATATTGATGATGCTCATCATTTACTCCTTCATAATATTTCCTCAATTGTTTTCTCATCGCAGTTGATGTCATCAAGTTCCCATCACGAATAGTTATTTGTTCTTTAAGTGGTTTCTTATTTTTTCTCCACGCATTTGACAACCCTTTATCTCTTACTTTATTCGCAATTGTTTTTACTTCATTATAAACAATTTCTGGTACATTTCCTTTATCTATATTGGCATTATATGCTATTATTGACAAGTTGTTAGGCGCCATTATTATATAATTAGATTATTTTATTCGTCTATCAATTGTATAAGGTATTACTTTTTTTCATTGATCTTAACTGGTAAGATAGTTTCTGTTCGCTTCATCAGCAAAGTTTCTTTGGCCCTAATATGTTTTGATGTATATATAGATTTATCATTACTATTTTTTTTCCTTTCTTTTTTACTTTCTCTGTTATTGATATCTGATTGTTTCTTACCCATATTATATATAGATAGTGACAATATATATTTTTCAATTATTTTTATATCAAAATTTCATATAGGAAATATTTGTTAACTCGATTAATCTCTTATTATTTATATATTTTTATAAATATATTTGACAATTATAAATTTTTTATATTAAATTATATCAGCAAATAATACATCTTCTAAATTTAATCCTTCCCAATTACGACTTTGTTTAACATCATCCTTATTTAAAAATTTTAAATATATTTTTGGACATGGTTTCACGTTTACTATAGTGTATTTAATATTTTTATTTATATATTCTTCTTTTTCATAACAACAAAATAACGGATACATATTAATTATAATTATTATGTTTTTTCAAAATAATTTATAAAAAAACATAATCATATATTATATACTAAATTATATAATATGTCTGGTACTTATCCGATATTTAAAGACACGGAATTTAATTTAAAAATACATGCTAAACAGGAATTTCGGGATTATAAAAATAATGATTATATAGATATTGATTTTGATAAAAAATTTAATGAAATATGTAATGCCGATTTTGAATTAACTAATCATCAATTTTTTGTTAAAAATTATTTATCGCAAAATACCCCATACAATAGTTTATTATTATATCATGGTTTAGGCACAGGAAAAACTTGTTCGGCTATTAATATTTGTGAAGAAATTAGAAAAATTTACAAACGCATTGCATACAATAAACGTATAATTATTATTGCTTCTCCTAATGTACAAGATAATTTTAAAAGTCAATTATTTGATAGTTCTAAACTTAAAAAAGAAAATGATATATGGAGATTAAATAATACATGTATTGGTAATATTATTTTAGATGAAATTTTTCCAAAACAAAATAATAATTTATCTAAAGAGATCGTTATTAATTCTGTAACTAAATTTATTAATAATCATTATCTTTTTATGGGATATATAGAATTTGCTAACTATATAAAGAAACTAGAAGATAGAAATAAATCATTACGTAAAGAATTTGAAAATAGATTAATTGTTATTGATGAAATACATAATATGAAAACTACGTGTGAAAAAAAAGATACACAATGTACATATTATTTTAAAAAATTAGTTGATAATGTAAAATATATGAAATTAGTATTTCTTACTGCAACTCCTATGTTCAATTCATATAATGAAATATTTGAATTAATTAATATCATGAGATCAAATGATAATCTTGAAAAAATAAACGAAAATGATATATTAGACAAAAATGGTACATTCATTGTTGATTCTGATACTGGAGAAGAAGTAGGTTTAAACAGATTTATTGAATATACACGAGGATATATTTCTTATGTTCGTGGTGAAAATCCATATTCTTTTCCTTTTAGAATATGGCCTACTCTTCATTCACCTGATAAATCAATGTTTGAAATTAATCCATATCCAATTTATTCACCAAACAAAGAACTTATTCCAGAAAATGAAAAAATTAAATATCTCGACTTATACATTAATACTTTAACGCGCGATTCATTTCAATATAAAGCCTATGAATTTTTAAAAAATATACATAAATCTAATGATATATCAACGCCTTATATAATGAATGCCATGAATCAAATCTTAAACTTCGCTTATCCCAATTCTATTGATAATGAAGATTTTAATAAGGAAACTTCATTATATGGAAAAGAAGGACTCACACGATTAATGAATTATAATGAAATTAAAAATGTTGGTGCCAACAATGATCAATCTATGCGTATTGTACAATATTCTTATAAACAATCTACATTAACTGATTATGGTAAAATATTTAATCAAAACATTATCGGCAAATATAGTCATAAACTTAAAAATATTTCACAAAAAATTATTGATTCAGAAGGTATTATTTTAATATATTCACAATATATTGAAGGAGGTCTTATTCCAACCGCATTAATGCTAGAAGAATTAGGATTAAATCGTTATGACGGAGATAATTTACTTAAAACATCAGAAAAAATTACCAAATTATCACATAAATATATTATAATTTCTGGCGATAAACGTTTCAGTCCTAATAATGATAAAGCTGTTTCTGTATGTTCGAACACCGATAATATGGATGGTTCTGTAGTAAAAGTTATTTTAATATCAAAAGCCGCATCAGAAGGAATAGATTTTAAATATATTAGACAAGTACATATTTTAGATCCTTGGTATAATTTATATCGTAATGAACAAATTGTAGGTAGAGCCATTAGAATGTGCAGCCATAAAGGTATTCCATTTGTAAAAAGAAATGTTTCTATTTTTTTTCATGCAACATATCTAAATCCTAATGACGAATCTAGTGATCTTTATATGTACAGACTTTCTGAACAAAAAGCCATTCAAATTTCAAAAATATCCAGAATAATTAAACGTAATGCTGTCGATTGTATGTTAAATAGTAATCAAACTATATTTACAGAAGACAATTTTAATAAAAAAATTAAAATTATTTTAAGCAATAATAATCACGTAACATTTAATGTTGGTGATAAACCATATACATTATTTTGTGATTTCGATAGAAATTGTTCATATGATTGTATAAATAATAAACATGTTAATTCTTCACATAAACCGTTAGAACAAGACATTTCTACATATAATTTTACATTCCTTGAAAATAATATCGATATTATTATAGAAAAAATCGTTCGTTATTTTGCTAATAATACTCCAGTAACTACTTTCAATCATTTAGAAGATGTCTTAAAAAAATATCCTACTAAACGTATTAGATATGCTATAGATAAAATTGTTAACTCTGAACTCATTCTTTATGATATATATGATAGAGAAGGTACTTTAACCATATTAGAAAATTATATATTATTTAATCCACGCAATCTTTATAACAAATCATCTCTTTTTGATCGTTTACATCCATCCCATAATAAACATAGTAAAATTCCCTTTCAATATAAACTCAATTTCTCTTCCAATGATTTTTTAGAAGAACTATTACAAAATATTAATAATACACTCAATACTATTTTTAATGAAACTACATTTGATTTAAAAAACGCAATCTCCAATAATAATTGGAATCATCTAGCTAATTATTTTATAAAACAACTTAATGATCCAGATCAAATTATTAAATTTTCAATTTATGGTCATATTTTAGATGAATTAGATCTTAATGCAAAACTAAAAATAATGAATTTTGTTTATGATACTGAATTACAATCAGAATATAACCAAATTATCGGAAAAAAATATATTATAGAACTCAAACAATTTATTGACTTAAAATCATTCACTTTTCAAGACACTAAAGCTATCATTATACAACATGAAAATAAATCTATATATGTTTTACATGATAATAAATGGAACCCCGCTACATTTAATGAAACAAAAATATATAATAAATTATTTAAAACATATAATGAAAATGATTTATCTTCGTTGAATAAACAAGAAAATACAATCGGCTTTATTCAAGAAAATAACAAAACATATGTATTTAAACTTAAAAATATGCTAAATAAAAAACATACCGGGTTTAGATGTACTCAAGCCAAACTTTTAATTATAACAGATATTTGTATGGAACTTATAGCTTTATTAAAAAATATGAATTTATTAGATATAGATGAAAATATTATTACAAATATTATAAAAAAAAAAAATGAAGATAAAACATTTTTATACTGTGTTTTATTGGAAATTTTATTACGATATTCACAATTGAAAAATATAAATAATATATATTGGTTTATAGATACATTTAATCACTTCACTATTCCTTTATATATGAAATTTATTAAGACTTTAAAAGAATAAAAAATCACTTTTATTTCATATTTATATATATATATATATAACATCATGACTATACATAGAAAAAATAAAGTTTCTAATAAAAGTACTGGAGGTAACATAAAAGCAGGATTAGTTCCTTCAATTGGAAAACAACGCTTATCTAGAGATAAATCACTCACTAAAAGTGTAGATAATTTAACTACAGATAATAAAATGTTTATTCCTCCAAAATATAATTATAATGTGAAATTCTCTTATTATTCAGATATGACAAAAATTAATGTAATTACAAATGAACAACTAATCAATATGTCTATTAATTTATTTAATAAAGAATGGCCTAATAAATTTTTCTGTACATTTATTATTACCTCACCAGATAACTATAGCTCTGTTTATATATATAATAAACCTACATCCCCTTATAATTTTTTTTCATGTACATTTTATAATAATATTCATGATCGTAAATTTAATAATATTAAATTAATTCCAGGACATATTAGTAAAATAGATATTCCCAATTCTTTTCTCTATAATATTACTAGTATAACATTTGATTTCTTTATTAAAACGCATATGCCTTACTCACAAATAAATTTATTACCTATAGAAAAACAAAAAATGATTCAACAATCTACTAATTTATTAACCGGATATAAACCCATTAATGTCTGGAAATATAATGTTATCGATAATCATAATCTTATTTGTAATTTTTTACCTAAAGAAGCTTTTGGTTTATATGAATTTATTTTAAATATTAATAAACAATTTGATTTACCTAATCAAAACAAACTAACTATATTTACACATAAAATTATAGAATAATTTTATAAAAAATTAGAAAAATTTATCTCTTCCTAACCTCATTCTTTTTAGGTAGATATCTTTTTTAAAAATTGAAATTATTTTAAATTTATTATATATTTAAAATAAGTTATCATCTAATATATAGATGTCATACTTTAACACAATTTCTATTACAAAACTTTGTCAATTACCTATAAGCTTTTTAGGTAATAATGTTAATGAAACATTAACTAATTATCTTAAAAATAACATCGAAGGAAAATGTAGTAATGAAGGATTTATTGAAAAAAATTCTATCGTTATTAGAGATATATCTACCGGTCTATTAAAAGAAACATTTATTGAATATACTGTCACATTTGAATGTAAATCTTGTTATCCTGTAGAAGGAATGATTATTGAATGTATTGTTAAAAATATTACCAAAGCAGGTGTAAAAGCACATATTTTACATCCTGATAATCCTATCACTATTTTTGTTTCTAGAGATTTACATTTAGACAATGATGCATTCTCTAATCTTAACATAGATGATAATATTCGCGTTAAAGTTATTGGTGTCAGATTTGAAATAAATGATCATTTTGTTTCCATTATTTCTGAATTTGTAGAAAAAACAAACTAAAGACTTTATCAATATTACTATTAATGTCAAATTTAACAGATATTAAAAACACTATTGAATTACTACCACACCATCAACAATTAATCCTCGTTGAACATTTAATTAAAAATGATATAGAGTTTACAGAAAATAAAAATGGTATTTTTTTGAACATTTCTATTTTAACATATAATCAAATATCTATTATTAAAAATGTTATTAATATGATTAAAGAAGAAAATGATAACTTTAATAAAGTTGAATTACTTAAAGAAGAATTTAAAAAACAATTAGACAGTAATATACTCTTTAATATAACTGATAACATTAGTGCAGACCACACTTAAACATAACTCTAATATATAATATATTATATGATTCATTCGGGTAATCACGAAGAACTTATTTGCGAACTTTATCCATTTATGACATCCAATAAAGAAATTCGTAACACATCTTATAAGAAAGAATTTATTAAAGATAATATCTATTTATTTTCGCGTAATAATGATAATCTAATGTATTGTATTTATTTAGCAATTAAAAATACATTAGATATTAATAAATTTAAAACCAACTATAACAATATTTTCCCTTTTTTAAAAGAAAATGCTATTTCTAAATGCAAAGCTGATAACGGTCTCATGTTGAAAACTATTAAACAATCTAAAAATGATTTTATAAATTATATTTTTTCTACTAATAAACTCGATTGGAATTATTTTTATGGTATGTGTTTTTATAATGATATGGTTATTATTGCAATTAAAAATAAAATTGCATACATTTATGGTAATATGGATATTCATAGTGTTAAAGGTTATATCACTATCAATGATAATCATACCTCATTCGATATGAATTTAAAAATTATACTAGATGATTTTTTTATCATTAAAAATCCATTAAAACCTATTCGTGCTATTTCTAATTATAAAATAGATGAACTCAAAACTATTTGTCATAAACTAGATATTACCTATGATAATATGAACAAAAATGAAATATACTCTGCTATATGTAAAGAAATTATTAATTAAATATATTAGAATTTTTTACTAGAATTATAAAAGTCTATGTCAAGGATGGTAAACATTGATTCACATTAAAAATTGATTTCTTTCTTTTTTTTTTTTAATTTATTTATAGTTAACAACATATAATATATAAAAAACAATGAATATTCCAGAAGAATTACTTAGTCACTATACTATATCATATCTTAATATTGATAAAGCATTATATATACTACCTTTTATCATACATAAACATCAACGACATCATATTAAATACTTACTATCAAAGTTTAATATTATTGTACGTTTTATGAAAAAAGTTTACTTTAACTGTTATAAAAATATATATAATAAAAAATTATCTTCATTTCTTTCCAAAGAACAAGAATGGTTAACCGAAATTATTATATCAGAACCATCACTAAATTTATATATGAGAGACTTACAAAGTATGTTAGCATATGAATTTCCGATATATCACTGTCTTATTGAAGATTTCTATATACATAAAAAAAGCTATACTATGAAAAATGTTAAAAAAACAAAAATTATAATTGGTCCATCAATAAAAAATTGGGATAATTCATTTGAACGTTTTCATTGTCGTTTGTTATCACGTATTTGCACCCCAAGTACTATACATAGAATATATCCCGTTAAATTTGCATTTGCTAGAAAAATAGAGAAAAGTACTACATTAAAAGCATTATTATTCTAATTATATATATATATATATATGGAACAAACATTAGAAATTGATGAAAATTGGTTTAAAAATAATATCAAAATACGTGATTCTAATACATTTACAGATACACAGTTCATTTCCTATGACATATCTGGTTTATTATTTACAAATGATAATAGTTATAATTGGTGTATTGAATTTACCAATAATTATGTATTTATATTTGAAGAAAATCAATATGATAAAATTTTTTGTGATGTACAAAATAAACATATATTATTCATATTTAACAATGTTACTGAATTACTTATTAACCCTTTGATACCTTATGATGTTTTTGATATTGGAAATTACAATTATGAAGACGAATATCTTAATTATTTTTCTTATTTTGAACAATTTCTCTTTTAATTTATTATAAAAAATAATAAGATTAATACAAAAAATTAGTATCAATCTTATTATTAAAAATTTTTTTAATAAATATATTTTAATCCAGATCTATGCATCCGCACTAAACTACACTTCCATTTGGTCCTAGAGAATATAAAATTTTTACATCATCTTCTTCTAATCTACTGGTCCATATTCTAAAACTATAAAATTGACATAAAGGACAACCATGATTCTGATCGTTGATCCTGTGATTTCCAAGCTGAAATCGTTTCTCATTTTGCTTGTTGCTGAAGTGAGGCACTTCTCGGCCTTGTGCACCGCCCCCGCCCAATGTGTATAATTGACAATTAATGAATAGTCCTTTCCTATTATTACCTGCGTGTAAGCCGCCACTACCAGTGTACCAATAACCCACAATGTGTAACAGTTCGTTTGGATGATCATATATATCACCAAACGGATCTGGATTTGTATGACCATCTTGGTTTTCGTAATATGAATGACCAGGTGCAACACCTATATTATGAGTACTAGAAGAGCTACTATTCTTGGCTATTCGAAAGTCATTTAAGATGATCGCCGGACCCCAAGTCGTTTCTTTTGTAAGAGCCCACCCCCTTACATTGTTTGTTGGTGGTGTGCGGTTCGCCTCCCCTTCAAAAGATGCGTTAGAATCATATTTAACCCATAATTCAAACGAAAGTCCTTTTAATCCATTGTTCATGCTGTACAAATGTGTCCAAAAAGTTTCGGTATTAGTCAACGGAAATTGAAGACAGGATCTGTTGTGTCTAAACAACACCGCTCTAAGAGAAGGATATTGCCATATATCTTGACTTGTGTCATCTACAAGATCAATTTTTGTGCCTTGACTTTGGCTGTTGGCGAGGGAACCATAATTAGCTGTGGGTTGCATATACTGTTTAGCGATATTCCCATTGGTTGAGCTATCTCCGGGACTACCTTGATGAGCTATATATTCTTTTACAAGAGTGTTTTTCGTTGCAACTGATATAGTACCAGTTGCACCTTTGAAATTTAATGTAAAACTTTGACTATCTGATATAGTTGTATATTCAACATATCTTACTGTTACAGTTAAATTTAGAGTATCCGGTATATTATTCATATTAGTAAGTTGTAAAGATTTTTTGTAGATCCCTTTATCCAGCTCCACCACTGGCCCAAATGAAAAATATGTATTATTATTTGTAATAAGTTCGACATCAAATGCCGCCATCCCATCGCCCTCGTCGGTGTGGCGATCGTTCGTATATTGAACTTCAAACAGAGTTACTGTACCAGATTGTCTAGCAATATTTAATATGTTCGGCGTCGTCGGACTAATATAATTTATATCGGCTCCTGTTGGTGGTATTATTGTAACACCACCAATCTGTGATGAGTAAATAGTAGAGGTTGCACTACCACTATTGGTATCGGTCACAGTAACAATTACCCTTACAAACTGACCTTCCACCTGCTGGGAGACGTTCTCGAATTCAAAGGCTACCCCCGGTGGAGCAAGGTTCACACCGTTCATTGTTTGCTCACTGTACCCAATCTCGCCTTCACCTGGTATAAAATGCATTATTACCTTATTCGACGAGTTCACGTCCCCGCCCATATGAGCAAACTGTTGCCATTTATTTTCAGCTATACTAGAAGCAGATGGTGGGTTTTCTTGTTCTCCTTCACTTAATAAACTAATATACCATTCAAATTCAACATTAAGTTGGTTTCGACTGGTTTCTATATCAGTAGCTGTAACCTGGCATGTAATTAGATTTCCAGGTATAAAATCATTATCTTCAGATTCTATTGTTAAATTACTTAAGACAGGTAAATCATTAATTCCATTTATTTTAATATACCAAACTATATCTACAGAAAGTCCTACTTGATCTGTAATAGTTACAGTTACACCATTATCATTACCTGTTTGATTAGGAAGTGGCGTATAACTTACAACACCATTATTAATTGACACCGTTGCTTTATTTCCTGTATATGTTAAAGTAAAAATATGTGTATCGTTAGGGTCATCATCTGTAAATAAAAGTTTAAAATCTTTTGTTATGGTACCACTATCTTCATTTACTTGTGTCCGGTTACTCGCCGTACTACCCGTACCAGTAAAATTTGAAACAGGTGTATTTTCCACATTTGCAATAACAAAAGCAACAGTATTAAAATACGTTGAATGATTAACACCATTCGCATCTTGTGTTATTATTTCAACACGGTACCTTACTGCATTACCCACATGGCTCTCTACATCTGTCAAATTAATATTAGTTAAGTATGTGAACGTACCACCCACTGCGAACCAAGGTGGCACGCTTGTCACACCAAAATAATAGTCAGCCGCAAGACACACAAACAACTGGACACTTCCTACAGTGTAACTTCCCTGTTCTGGATTAGAAAATGACGACAATTCTATATCAAGCGTCGTCGCCGTCGTCGCCGTCGACTGATCAACTGAATCACCATCACTAACAATTATATTTTGATTATTCCAACGTAGATCTACGTTAATAGTTGGTGCATCAAATACAGGATTCACGGTTAATGTAAAATCTTTAGTGGCCGTCAAAAATCCTGGATCAGTGGCCGTAACTCTAAATGAAGCATTTCCATATGCATGTGCAACCAAGGTTATAGATAATTTATTACCAGAAACCACACTATACGTTAATAAATCACTTACATTCGATGAGGTTGTAGTCACACTATAAGTTAATGAATCCCCATCTGGATCAGAAAACATATTACTTAAAACTATATCAGATATACTACTATCTTCATTAACCGTTAGATCAAAACTGTTACTAGAGGCCACTGGACTGTCATTAACATTTAAAATCTTCGTACCATCAGAGAATTTAATAGTTGTATTGCTATCAATATCGCTACAAGTAACTTTAACCCTTAAAAATTTATTTATAAATTGGCTGGGAATTGTATAACTAGCAGAATTTTGGGAAACAATGTCTGCATATTCATCGTCATTATTTGATATTTGCCATTGATAACTAAATGATAAGCCACCATCTGCATCTGCTACACCACTTGTATTAGCAGTTACGATAGCATTTTCTTCAATATCTCCTGTAATACTTACACTTCCTGTTGTAGCATCATTTACAGAGTTAACAATTATCGAAAACTCATTTTCAGCTGTATCTCCATCTGGGTCCATTGCACCAATTTTGAAATCAACAGTTCCATGTTGATTAGCTTGTAATGTTATTTCTAATCTATCAAGATCCTCATTTAGATTCCAAACCAATATGGTACTTAAATGGTTAGGATTATCAATTAGGTTAATACCATCCACCTCCAATAAAGTAAATGTTAAAGAATCACCATCTATATCTTCAAATAAATCATATAGATCTATATCACTTACTGTACCATCTTCATCCACTGTTATGTCGCTAAAGGACAATGCAGTTGGGGGATCATTTGCATCTTGTATTACACTTCCAGAAGACGTAAATGATGTAGTACCACTATATGTATCAGTAGATGTTACCTTAACTCTTATATATTTACCTACATCATTTTGATCATTAGAAATATTTAAACTATTATTTGTTCCATTAGGTGATATATTACTATAGTTACTATTACTATAACCACTCGACATTTGCCATTGAACAGCAAAACTTAAACTATTACTATCTGGAGTATCTGGATCAGCTATATCAGATGTATTAACACTTACTGATCCACCTTGTTTAACAGTTCCTGTAATGGTTACACTCCCCGTTGCAGCATCATCTACATTTGCTATTTCAACACCACCAGAGTCTCTTTGTCTTATATTACCATAGGGATCAGTAGCAAATACTCGAATTCTTAAATATTTACCTACAACATCTTGAGTACTAGGAATAGTATAACTAGCACTTGTTCCATTAGATGATATATTACCATAACTACCATTACTATAACCGCTCGATATCATCCATTGATAAGTAAAAGTTAGACTACCATCTGCATCACTTATACCAGTTATATCAGCAGTTACCGTTGCACCTTCTTGAACTGTTCCAGTAATAGTTGGACTTCCTGTTGCAGGATCGTCTACATTTGCTATTTCACTAGCAGAAGACGTAAATAATGTACTACCACCATTAATATCGCTAGCCACCACCTTTACTTTTAAATATTTACCTACAACATCTTGAGTATCAGAAATAGTATAACTTTCAGATTCTGCTCCTTCAATATCATCATAAATATCATCAGTTGTACTATGCGATATTTGCCATTGATAAGTAAAATCTAAACTATCACCATCTATATCAGTTATATTAGATGTATTAGCAGTTACCGTTGCACCTTCTTCAACTGTTCCAGTAATACTTACACTCCCAGTTGGAGCATCATTTACAGGTGTAACAATTATCGAAAACTCATTTTCAGCTGTATCTCCATTTGGGTCCATTGCACCAATTTTGAAATCAACAGTTCCATGTTGATTAGCTTGTAATGTTATTTCTAATCTATCAAGATCCTCATTTAGATTCCAAACCAATATGGTACTTGAATAGTTAGGATTTTCGCTTAGTTTAATACCATCCACCTCCAATAAAGTAAATGTTAAAGAATCACCATCTACATCACTAAATAAATCATATAGATCTATATCACTTACTGTACCATCTTCATCCACTGTTATGTCGGCGAAGGACTTAGCGGTTGGAGGGTCATTAACATTTAGTATTACACTACCATCAGATGTAAATTCTGTGGTACCACCATATGTATCAGTAGATGTTACCTTAACTCTTATATATTTACCTACATCATTTTGATCATTAGAAATATTTAAACTATTATTTGTTCCATTAGGTGATATATTACTATAACTACTATCACTATAACCACTCGACATTTGCCATTGAACAGCAAAACTTAAACTAGTACTATCTGGAGTATCTAGATCAGCTATATTAGATGTATTAACACTTACTGATCCGCCTTGTTTAACACTTCCTGTAATGGTTACACTCCCCGTTGCATCATCATCTACATTTTGTACTATACTAGCATTAGAATCTCGGCTTTCAGTATTACCAAATGTATCAGTAACATATACCCGAACTCTTAAATATTTACCTACAACATCTTGAGTACTAGGAATAGTATAACTAGCACTTGTTCCATTAGATGATATATTACCATAACTACCATTACTATAACCACTCGATATCATCCATTGATAAGTAAAAGTTAGAATACCTTCTGGATCACTTATATTAGTTACATCAGCAGTTACCGTTCCACCTTCTTCAACAGTTCCAATAATAGTTGGAATTCCTGTTGGATTATCATCAATGTTAAGTACTACTATTGTAACTGTAGCTTCATTACTTTCAAAATTAAAGCTATCTATTATCTTAAATTTAAACGTATCAACTCCCCAAAAATTAGCATTTGGTGTATATGTATATATTCCAGAGGATACTGCTAATGTACCATTGTCTGGATCTTTTGTCACTGTATATCCAATCGGCGCTCCTGCGTCGGAATAACCACCCGGCAAATTGTTATCCCCATTAAATGTAATAACTAGATCAGCATCTTCATTCATTATTCTCCCTATATTTGTAGCTTTGGGAATTTTCCAAACATCACTTACAGTAATTGAATAATTAGTAGTTAAATCATTATCATGCGTGTCATGTGAAGTACTTACAACCGTAAAATCATAAGAAGCTTTTGAACTTTTATATAATATAATATTCGAAGTTATATAACCCAATGCATCTATTTCAAAATAATTAGAATCTGTTCCACTAATAGTATATGAAACATCTGCATAAGTAGTTTGTGTTACATGCTGATGTAATGGAAATTTCTTTGATGTGGCAGTTGTTAAATACCATTCGCTTTCAGTTGTACTATTATCAAAATATTTTGCATATAAATAATTCTCAACTTTTTCAACTTCATCATCATTTAATGTTTCATTGAAATAAATTAATTCTAAAATCCTAAATTTTGATGCATAATTACTATCTGCGTTAATTTCTAATACAGATGGACTATTTCCTCGTAAACCTATTCTATCATTTCCTCTATTAAATCTACCTTGACCTGGTCTATGACTATTTATCCAATAATCTGATTTTGTTATTCCATCTGTTCCCGCTTGATCTGTGTCACTACCTATATTATTAGCATATTCATAATAAACGCCTATTTTATCATTATCAAATCCAGAATACCAATCGCCTACATTATCATCAAAACCACTACTTAATATCCTTTTTCTATCTGATGTAAACGTACTGTCATATCTAGCAACAGATATTACAGTATATTCTGTTTTTAAATTATAACTAGGATCGTTTGTATTTACTTGATAATATGGATCATTAACAGAATTATAAAGTTCAACAACCTCTTCCGAACTTAGAACCTTCTCCCAGATTTGTATTGATCTAATTTCACCATCAAAGTCTTTATCTGCAGTCCAATTTGAGCGACCAACATACATATTTGATCTAGTTACTGTATTAAGTTCCGGAACGCTTGTATTACTAAGTATTTCAACACCATCTTGATAAGCTTTCATTTCGCCGGTACTATCTATAACAAATACTAAATGTGTCCATACATCCTCAAGAATAACTGACGAAGTTGTGGCCATAGAGTAATTAGTACTCCCATTTCTAAAACTAAAATACAATCTCCCACTATATTGGTTTGTGCATATAATAATATTATCGTTGTTTGCACCACTTCCAAAATCAATTACTCTCATCCATTGCACCCACTCACCAAATTTAACCCAACACGCAATTGTTAAATCACTTCCTAATGAAACTGATTCTAGTTCTACCCATCCATCTCGACTCGAACTTGTAGCACGGTCAAAAACAACACCTTCAGATTGCGATAATCTAACAGTACCATACAATGTTGCATTCATACCACCTATCTGATCATCTGTTGATTTTGAAAATTCAATATTATGTATAAGTTTATTTTTTAATGTATCACTTAATTCTTTTACAACATTACCTTGATACGCTTGTGAACTTCCCAACGGAAATACTACTTCTGATATTATTTCACCAATTAATTCAGGATGTTCTTCTATATTCAATTCCATATTACTAGCACTTATTGAATGATTGTTGTGTCCTGATTTATCATACCATTTTTCTGTTGATTCGTTGTAAGTATATGGTTCATACCAACCTATAGCTCTATTCAATATTGTTAATGCATTATTATTAAAATATTTTTGGTATAAATAATTTTCAACTACATTTATTTGTTCTATAGATATTTCTGTATTCCAAAACAACATTTCAGCAACTTCCCAACCAGAAGATTCGCTACTTACAGCTCTACCATAGTTTATAGTTAATTGATTCAAACCTGATGCACCTGTCGTGGTCGCTATCAATTCTGAATAACTAGGATTATCTGCTAATAATGAAGGCGCTGATTGTGTTCTAACATAATTTGTTTGATCAACGCCAATAATGAAGCTTGTTTTTGTAATTCCATTTGAACCAATTCTGTTGCTCGTTGAGACCCATTTATTGTGATAATATCTACCCACACTATCACCATGAAATCCGGATAACCAATTTTTGCTTGTTAAGCCGTCAAGAAGGCCGGCCACATTATCAGGATCATAACTATCAAATATACGCCCTGCATTTCCTATATCTGTATAACGAGCAACAAAAATAAATGTATAATTATTTTTAATCGTTTCCGGCCAAGTGAAAGCTTCCCCAAGTGGAAATTTTAAACCGTCTAATGTAGTTCCATAAACTACTTTATTACCATTTAATTTATCAATAGATATAATCGGTGAGCCTCTAATTTCTGTTGAATCATTTCCATGACCCGACTTATCATACCATTTTTCTTCGGATACGCTATATGTAGTACCATCATACCAACCTATCAAATTGGGTCCAAAATAATTATTTTCTTTTAAATCTAGCGATCCAGAGGAGGATATTAATATTGGTGGATCAGGCACAATCTCTGGCTCTGGTTCAGGCTCCGGTTCAGGCTCAGATTCAGGCTCCGGTTCAGGCTCCGATTCCGGCTCCGGTTCAGGCTCTGATTCAGGCTCTGGTTCAGGCTCTGATTCCGGTTCCGGTTCAGGCTCTGATTC